AAAAATACAAGTATTCCCTTAGTGTTTGGTGCTTCTGGGTTAACCAAGATTATTCCAAATACATCAAATAAACCTTCATTAATATTTCCAGGTCAAGGATTTTTAAATAAATCTGGGCAGCATAAAGAATACACTGTAGAGTTCTGGGCAAGAATAATTGCAGATTCTCCAGATCCAAAAAGAATATTTGGACCAATTGCTTCTACAGATGGACTCTATGTAGATTCAGGCTTTTTAACTTTAGTTATTGGTGGTCAGTCAAATTCTCATTTTGTTGGTGAGTGGTTTAGACCAATGCTTATCCATATTAGATTAATTAAGAATTCTGTGACGGTATTGGTAAATGGAGAACAGGTAATAGAAATTGCTATTGATACCACATCTTTAGCATTACCAGACTTACTAAATGCACAGCTAAAAAGCCAAGACTGGCTTGGATTTTATGCATACGAGAATGTAAGTTTGATTGAAGTAGACTGTTTTGCTATATACTCTTACCAAGTTTCTGTAACTGTTGCTAAACGTAGATGGGTTTATGGTCAAGCCGTATCTTCAGCACAGTCTATCAACTCGTCTTATGGTGGAACTTCTGCTTTTATAGATTATTCATTTTCAAACTATACCGCAAACTATAACTATCCAAGCTTTGCACAATGGCAACAAGGAAGCTTTGATAATCTAGAAACAACATCTTTAGAGTTGACAACACCATCCTATAGTTTGCCAAACATATTTTTAGATACTAAAAGTTTAGATGATTTGTATACTGACTGTAAAGCAATACAGACAGATCAAGAATCTGGAGCATTTCCACACAAGTTTTTAACATTTAGACCAAACTCAACTTGGAGTGGACTAGGAACATATCTAAACTTTCCAAAATTAAATATTTTAAATGATAAGGTTAAGTCTATTTATGGGGTATTTGGCAGTAATGTATTATTGCTTGATGCAGAATACTACAACACTTCTCCAGCAGACTATATTGAAGCAGGGTATTATAATACTACCAGCTGGACAGAATTTTTTGATGCTGGAAATTCAGGAAATAATCAAACATTAATTAAAATTTATAATACGCTAACAGGTGATTTTTTTATTGTTAGACTTAATGAAGCCGTTATTGAGTATGTTTTAAATTATAATAAAGAAGAACAACTAGTGTATACAACAGAAAACATTGAGTCTGAACAACTTTTTGCAGTTGGAATTAATATTGATGATTTATCTAATGTTTTTGGAGGCAATGTTTCAGCATTCTTTGGTAATGTAAATGGACTAAAAGTCTATGTTGCGGGAGACGAAGAAACATCTAACTCATTCTTTGGAAAAATTTACTCATTAGGATTTACAACAGAGCTTAATCATAAATCAATATCAAACTATTTTAATGAATACGGTGTTGTTAAATTTGATGATTTATCTGCCCCTGGAGTAACAGAAGAAACTAATGCTATTGCTCTTATAAATCATTTAGCCAGCTATACCCTGTTGCCAACAGAAGCATACGATGAATTCTTCCTTGATATTGGAGTATCTGGACACTGGCAAGACTACCTTCCACTTTCTTATTTTGCTAAATATGTTAATAACGCACAAGGGGCTTCTTACTATGATTTAGATTTTTTACAGTTTAACCTTGGATATCCATCACCATCTAAACTACTAGAAAAAGAAATTAATTCTTCGTGGACATATGAAGATTTAAGAGAACAATATTCAGCACCTATTCAGCAAACTTATTATCAAATAGATAATAGCCTTATTACTGGATGGAATGATTATGAAGATTTAGCTCAAAAAGCATTGAAGTACTACGAGTATGACACATCAGAATCTTTTGTTAAAAGCTATGTTACTTTTCAATATATAGCAGAAGGAGCAAACGCTCTTGATGAAACCTTTAATATTAATGTTCCAGCCAAAGAAGGATCAATTATTGATATTGATAACTACCCAGACTGGGCTGCTAGTAAATTTGAAATTGTAGATAATACAATTATTTATCCTAGCAAGTCTGTAGATTTCAATGACTTAGCAGTTGTATATTCTATTGAGTTTAATGTGCGTGGAATTATTAATAGACCAATTAAAATTAAAGAATTAGAGATAGCTTCGCAAGCATTGAGTGATAATGCCTTTAACTCGGTAGGTACTAGGTTTGGAGTTGATCTAGTGCCATACAAAAAATCTGGAATTTATTTTGACTATAAGTCAAAAAATCCTTTTAGTATTTATAAGTCAAGCACACCATACCTTTATTTAACAAAAAATTCTGGAATAGAGGTTCGTGGGGACTTTAACTTTGAAACAAATCGTGGCATTGCTATGCCAATTAATAAAGAATTGTCAGATGAATATCGTGTAAGCTCAATGCAAGCCTGGATGTTCGCAAATCAAGATTTTTTTTCTGCTTCACCAATTGAAATCTTTGAAATTAAATACAAAGAAGATATTATTAAATTTTACATGGTTGCAGACAGCCCATCTGGATCAAGAGCTAAGATATATGCGACTAGTAGTTTAACTGGAACAGAGTACACAAAGCTAACATATTTCTGGAACGGCATATCAGTTCAAAATCCAGTTATTACAATAAAAGAATGGGGATCCCTAGGATTGCAGTTCTCATCTGCACTAAACTTTGACCTATACACTGGTGCAATTAATCTAAATGGTCCAATACTGTTTAATAATATATCTTTCTACCAGGCAAACAATTTACAGACAATACAGAGCATTGTTACTAGGCCTTGGCTAAAGGTTTTGAACAGTGATGGAGAAAAGCTTTGGTCGTACTGGAGTGAAAACTTTAATTGGCAAGAAGCCTTAGTCGTTTCAAGCTCAGAGCTATATGGAGTCAACCCAACAGATGTTTATAAGAACTACCTAGGAACTAATAAGATTATCATTGATGATAATGAGGGTATGACGTTTGATTCTAATAAGATGAAGATATATACTGATACTACATGGGATACAAAGACCCTCTTGCCAGTCTAATATGGTATACTTGAGGTTATGGATTCATTAATAAACCCAAAAACTGGTAAACCGATTGTTAACAATGTACGCAGAAAAGTCATCGATAAGCACTATGACTGGGGACTGTATGTGTATAAAAAGTCAACTGGAAAATGGTTTACAGACGGCTCAGGCTCAGTACTGAATATCCCTGCACAAAAAGGGGATATATCTAAGATTGCAGAACTAAAAAGAGAAGCAATTTCCTACGGAGATGACGGTCAAGGAACAGCAGTCTTTGTTCCTGGATTGACAAGGGTAACAGAAGAAGAATATTCAGAGCAAAAGGATAGAATGAAGCAAGGATTAATTCCTTCCCTAAATGACCTTGGTGCCATTGACGCAGCACAGAAAACTTTAAGGATGTATGGCGATGAGGGATAATTCTGATTACGTTAGTGCAAAACTAAATACACAAGAGCAAGAAGAAAACATATTCCACGCACAAGACCCATTTAACAAAACATGGGATGATCTAAAAGATCTTGGTGGCATCAATCAAAATTTTAAAAGAAGAACTGTCAGACTTTTAAACAAGGCTGCTGAAATGACTCCAGCATATTTGAACTCAGCAAATGCTCAGTCATCAGGAGTTGACGGTACAGGAACTAAGGGTATTAATCCTGGAACAGTATACCGAAATGGATATGGCCTGTTTGATATTATTACTCCACCATATAACATGTATGAGCTAGCAAACTTTTATGATACATCTTTTGCTAACCATGCTGCTATTGATGCCAAGGTAGAAAATGTTGTAGGTCTTGGATACCGTTTTGATATTTCAGATAGAACATCTTTACGTCTTGAAACTTCAAGTGATGAGCAAGCATCTGCTCGTGCTCGAAAAAGAATTGAGCGCATGAAGATTGAACTTCGTGATTGGCTAGAGAATTTAAATGATGATGATTCATTTACAAAGACTATGGAAAAGGTTTACACAGATCTACAAGCAACAGGAAATGGTTTTATTGAAGTAGGAAGAACTGTCGAAGGTGACATTGGATACCTAGGCCATATTCCAGCAACAACTGTTCGTGTGCGTAGACTAAACGATGGCTTCCTTCAAATCATTGGCCAACAAGTTGTTTACTTTAGAAACTTTGGGGCTAAAAATCAAAACCCAGTTACGGTAGATACTAGACCAAATGAAATTATTCATCTTAAAGAATATTCACCATTAAATACTTTTTATGGCGTACCAGACATTGTTGCTGCTTTTCCATCTTTAATTGGTGATAAGCTAGCATCACAATACAACATTGATTACTTTGAAAACAAAGCGGTACCAAGATATATCATTACCTTAAAGGGTGCCAAGTTAAGTGCAGATGCAGAAGATAACATGTTTAGATTCTTGCAAACTGGACTAAAGTCTCAATCTCATAGAACCCTGTATATACCACTTCCTGGAGATACAGACCAGAATAAGGTTGAGTTTAAGATGGAGCCAATTGAGAATGGCATCCAAGATGGTTCATTTAAAGAATATAGAAAACAAAATCGTGATGATATTTTAATTGCTCATCAGGTTCCAATCTCTAAACTTGGTGGTTCTGATTCAGGAATCGCAGCAGCACTATCTCAAGATCGTACATTTAAAGAGCAGGTTTCTCGACCAGCTCAACACCATCTTGAAAAGATTATCAACAAGATTATTAAAGAAAAAACAGACATCTTAGAATTGAAGTTTAATGAGCTAACCCTTACAGATGAAATTGCTCAATCTCAGATTCTTGAACGTCTTGTTAAGACTCAGATTATGATGCCAAATGAGGCTAGAGAAGCTCTTGATCTCCCACAAACTAAAGATGGAGATACTCCATTTGTAATGTCTCCAGGGCAAGCAAATGAT